TAACAGACATTTCAAATCAAGCGGCAGGAAGAACATCATATACTCAAAATGCATCATTATGGAATTTTTACAAAACAAGAAGTTACACATGTACAATAAGTTGTTTTGGTAACGCTTTGATACAACCAACAATGTATTTTAATTTAAGACACGTACCTATGTTCTACGGACCTTATATGATTACTGATGTTGATCATAACATAACACCAGGAAGATTTGAAACTATTTTTACAGGAACTAGACAACCTCTTTCGGCATTACCGGCATTACCAAATTTTGTACAATCTTTAAATAAAAATCTTATTCAGAACATTAAAACAAAACTTAAAAATGACAGACAAAATAATATTGATTTAAATGCGAATATAAAAAATGAACAAACTCAAGTAATTGACAGCGTAGTTGGTTCGCCAAAAACATCAGACAGCGTTGAATATTGTCAATCTGGATTATCTGTTAATTATAACCAATACGTATCAATTACTCCAACTCAAACAGATTTGACTAAAAATGAAATCAAAAATTTGATAAAAAATGTTACCACTATAGAAAGTGTAAGAGTTATGATTTTTACAACAATATATTTAAATACAATCTCTAATGATGGAACACATTTTACCACATATGATAATAATTTTGGATTGGCACCATTAAATGTTTATTATGGAAGTGATTCATCAACATACTTTGTTGAAAATTCATTTAATTGTTTAAAAAAAGAAGGACAATCGATTCCATATGCGGTTTTTAGATCGGCATCCGATCATATAAGATTTCTTGAAACAAAATGGAACTTCATTCCTGTTACCGGTGAATTAACCACAATCGATAAAACAAGTGTAACAAAGGCTTACGTTAATTATTATCCTTCAATAAAAGGTAATTTGTTTGACTCTATGAATGCAAACAATTCGTTAACTCCAATTTTTATTAAAATTAAAGAAGCGTTGGATGAATGGAATAAGTTAAATCAATAATTTTATCATTTTTACCACTATAGATATATTTATATAAAAAAACTAATATGAACGCAAAACTTATTTTAGACAACTATTTGGGTAAAAATACCCGAGTGTCAGAAAAAGATGCCGGTAACGGATTTAAAGAAGTATGTGATTTAGACACTAATGAATGTTATGTAATTAGAGCTAAAGACGGATTGATTGAAAGAGTTGATAATACAAAAAGTACACACAAAAGAATCCAAGTTGAAACTCCAACTGGTGTTAAACAATTATTAAACGGTTAATAATATGAAAATAGATGATAGAATCATAGCTGAAATAAATAGATATAATAATATCAACAAATATGTTTCAGAACAAGATATACCGGGGGAAGTACCGGCTGACTTACCTCCTGTTGATGCAGGAGTACCGCCAGCAGATCCGGGTGCAATAGCACCGCCCGCAGCTCCAACTGATGATACAACACCTGTTGATACGGCGTCAGATCCTGATGTTGAGAAAATTGATGATTCAGGAAAATCTGAAGAAACAAAAGAAGAATCAGGTTCTGAAGAATTGGATATTACTGATTTAGTTAATGCACAAAAAAATATTGAAACAAAACAAGAAGAATATTTCCAAAACTTATTTTCACATTTAGAAAATTTAGAATCAAAGTTGGCGGAAATGGATAATATTGTTAATCAATTAAATTCTCTTGAACAAAAAATTGAAAAATACAGACCTAAAACTCCACAAGAAAAACTTGAATTAAGAAGTTTGGATTCAGGACCTTATAACCAAAAACTATCTGATTTCTTTGTTGACAAAGAACAAGAATTGGAAAAATCAGGAAAAAATGAATATGTTTTAACAACTGATGATGTTGAAGAGTATTCACCATTAGATATATCAAAAACTTTTAGAAATTTCGATCCCGAACAATTAGCAATGAGATAATATAATTGGGGGATTGTTAAAAAAACATCCCTCACATTATTTGACATTACCACTGACACTACCTATATTTATACAACTAAACATTAAAATTCTATAAAATTATGGCGACAAAATCATTAGATGCAATTCTGGCACAATATGAAAGTTCAAAACAATCAGGCTCATCAAACAGAATGAGTCAAGACGAGAGATTGAAAAAGTATTTCGCGGCAATCCTCCCACAAAATCAATCATCCGCACAAAGACAAATCCGTATCTTACCAACACAAGACGGAAGTTCCCCATTCAAAGAAGTATGGTTTCATGAAGTACAAATTGACGGAAAGTGGACAAAGCTTTTCGATCCAGGTAAAAACGACAATGAGCGTTCTCCTTTATCAGAAGTTTATGATGAACTTATGTCAACAGGTAAGGAAAGCGACAAAGAATTGGCAAAACAATATAAACCTCGTAAGTTCTACATCTTAAAGGTTGTTGACCGTGATAACGAAGCTGACGGAGTTAAGTTTTGGAGATTCAAACACAATTACAAAAACGAAGGTGTATTAGACAAAATCATTCCTATCTTCAGAGCTAAAGGTGATATCACAGATCCTGAAACAGGACGTGACTTAATCATTGAGTTGGCAAAAGCAAGAACCCCAAACGGGAAAGAGTACACAATCATTCAAACGGTTATGCACGACGATCCAAGTCCTGTATCTAAAGATGTTGAAACTGCAAAGTCTTGGATTAACGATGAGTTATCTTGGGATGATGTGTATTCTAAAAAACCAACTGACTATCTTGAAGCAATTGCTCGTGGAGAAGTTCCACGTTGGGATACAGTAACAAGTAAATATGTTTATGGTAACGAGGCAACCATGTCAATGGGAGGTAGTAAGGAAACATATAACGATCCACAATCAGGTATGGATCCAGACGAAGAATTACCATTTTAAAATTAGTATTTTCCTAATGGGAGGGGTAGATTTACCCCTCCTTTTTTATTATATTTATTAAAAACAAAATTTATGGCAGGAATTAAAAAACAAGATTTTAAATCAATTAAAGATAAATTCTCAACATCGGCAAAATATAAACCACAAAGATATTTTGATTTGGGTAGTGAGTTCTTAGATGCTGTGGGTATACCCGGACCCTCTATTGGACATATAAATTTATTTATTGGGCACTCAGACACTGGAAAAACAACGGCATTGGTTAAAACAGCTGTAGACGCACAAAAGAAAGGAATACTTCCCGTGTTTATTATTACTGAGCAAAAATGGAGCTTTGATCATGCAAAACTAATGGGTTTTGAATGTGAGGAAGTTGTTGATGAATCGACAGGTGAAGTTGATTGGGACGGATTTTTCCTAATCAACAACAATTTCCAATATATTGAACAAGTAACTGATTACATAAACGAAATATTGGATGAACAGTCCAAAGGAAATATTGATTATGACATTTTATTTCTTTGGGATTCGGTAGGTAGTATTCCATGTAAAATGACTTATGACGGAAAAGGAGGAAAACAACATACCGCTGGTGTATTGTCGGATAAAATAGGGATGGGGATTAACCAAAGAATTTCTGGAAGTAGGAGATCTGATTCTAAATATGAAAATACGTTAGTTGTTATTACACAACCTTGGGTTGAGTTGCCTGACAATCCTTTTGGACAACCCAAAATACAGCCTAAAGGGGGGCAGTCAATATATCTGAATAGTTCGTTAGTGTTTTTATTTGGTAATCAAAAAGGTGCTGGCACAACAAAAATTACCGCAACTAAAGATAAACGTAGTGTAAAATTTGCCAGTAGAACAAAAGTATCCGTGTTGAAAAACCATATTTCGGGGTTAGGATATGATGATGGTAAAATTATTGTGACACCACATGGGTTTATTTCAGGTAAAGATCCTGCCGAGGAGAAGTCCTCAATTGAAAAATACAAAAAAGAATATTCGGAATATTGGAAAAATGTTTTAGGGGTTGACGGAGATTTTGATTTGAAAGAAGAAAAATACGAAGGTTAAAAATTATTAATATTCACACTTTTTATAATTTTGAAATATTTATTATTATGGGACGAATAAAGAAAAAGGAAGAAGAGAAAAAAACAAAAGTATCGGTTGCGTTAGATCCAAAACTTTTGAGTTATTATAGAAATCTTCACATCAATCTGTCCTCATTAGTTAATAAACTTTTAAAAGATTATAGAGAACATGAAAAAAAGTAACAAAATTTTAGTTGAACAATTTAAAAAATAATGTGTGATTAAGACACTACTGGTAGATGGTAACAATCTACTTAAAATAGGAATTTACGGAGTTAAGGAGTTTTTTCATAACGGAGAACATGTTGGTGGAGTATACCACGTTATGAATACCATTCGTAGATT